CCTGCGAAGCTCTTCTTCTTAAGAGTCATATCTTCGTGTACACGAGATTCAGTTATTTCAGGACGTATTTGTCCAACAATAGTTTCCGGTGCCATATTTAAAGCACGAATCACTGAAGGATATAGTGAGTTTAAGTCCATTGAACCAATCCACTTGTGCAGTCCTTTTTTTGGAAATGCAACATATGCTCCAGCAGCCTGTGTATTTTCTGTGTCGTCACGTTTGGGGCGATTAGGAACCTGTAGTCCTCTGTTATGTGCTTCGTTAATAATACCTTGCTCTGTAACGGCAACAGCACCCATTGTTGTTTGAAGCATCACAGTATTTTCGTGTGCAATACTGTTACTAAGATCAATAAATCGTAGTTTCTTGTCTAGTTTATCAAGTAGTGCAGTATCCTGAATGTTATATTCAATAAACTTACGGAAGTCGTTGTTATATAACTGATCCAGCGTACCTTCATATGGCACTTTGTTTTCGCCTACTTCAATCTCACCAATCGCATCTAATCGATATGAGTGACGTTCTTCATATGTATACTTACGATACAGTTCCAAACTATCTAAATGCACTCTACCTATTAGGTCAAAGGTAACAGCTGATTTCCCGTATTTTTCATATTCACGCTTTTTAGGTAACTGACCCCATAGACAAAAACGTCTTGTGTCGTCTTTGCTTAATACACGACTAGTTCTGTTTACAGTATACGGAATATCATAACCTTCACTGTTCCAGCCACTTAGTATGTCAGCATCTTCAATTAGCGTTAAGAAGGTATCAATCATATCACCTTCACGTTCAAACAACATTACATTATCAATGCCTTCTAGTTCTTTTTGTGCCTGATCCATAGTTAGTGTTTTAGGAGGAACAGCAAGACACACCATTGTTTCTAACCACTGCAAATACACAGAGATAGATGTAATTGGCATAAAAGGATCGCTTGGATCAGCAAAGCCACGCTCTGGATCAAAGTCAGTCTCAATATCGAAAAATGCAATATTTAGTTTAGGTGCATCTTGGTTAAGATAGTTTTCACTAAGACATTGAAAAAGTGGATTGATGTCGCTTTCGAATAAGTTCTTGCCTTTGTTAATAGCAACTTCTTTTCGAAAGTCTTTTGTGTTTTTACAAACAATACGTGATAGAGGATCTCCGTAAATACTTTTGTATTTGCCTCGAGGATCTTCGTAATAAAATGTATATTTGGCAGGATATTCTGTAAAGTGTCTTTTGCCATCGCGTCTTTCTACAACACGAATAATATCCTGATCGCGATCGAACATCGCATCTACGTATGGCATCTAATTTTCTCCTCGTTGCTTGTGGCCAACTTAACCTTCATTCTTGCTCGACAATCGTCTTTGAGCGTAATAATATTTATTACCACCATTTCATAGCAATACCAAATCCGAGTACGTTAACAAATATAAACCAACCTGTTAACATCATTGGCCATGCTAGTTTGCGTCTGTAATATCCTAGTATTCCAAAAACACTACCTATAAAAAAGCCTGGATAAACTATACGCATATCAGGCGCATCTGCGGTAAGTGCTAATGAAGCACTGGCGGCTACTGTAAAAACAAAACTTAATAGTTCGTATCCAAATGCTATACGATCAGTCCGATAACTGTCGGCCCAAAACTCGTATATTTTTCTCACTTGTCATAGCCTAATGTAGTAATAAGTGTTTCTAGATCGTCATATGCATCTGCATGACTTTCCCAATCACGTTTTTGTGCAATTTTAATTGCTTTATTAATTAGAGATGGTTTAATGTCCATTTCTTCTGCAACTGCTTTTACAGTTTCTTTTAATCCTGTATTAAGATCTTCAATCTCTTGTAATACAGTAACACCTTCTCTTACTAGTCTTTCTAATTTTTGCTTTTCGTCAGCACCGTAGGTACGAGATCCCATAGTATTCTCCTGTTAATGTTATTATATATTATAGTATCTGATTAGATTAGTGTCAACCGTTAAATGACTTTTATGTTATCAAAGGCACGATGCCAGCCAAAATGCTGTGCTTTGTAGTCTGATTGATCGTCGGAAGATAGTTTTTCCCATTCTGCTCGTCTTGCATTAAGCTCGTGAGCACCTTTATACCAGTTGGTATTTTCAATGATATGTTCAAGTTGTTCTTTTGCCTTATTTGCTTCTTCAAGTGTATCAAAGTCTTGTTCAATATGTATAACTTCCATTACAATGCCATGATCGATATAATCTAAACTAAAATCTATACCGTATTTAGGCTTTACTGCTAGTAACTTCTGTAATATTGGACGTTTAAATACTGCATCTTCTAATTGTTTTCTTGCTTCTCCTGCAAAGGCAAATCTTTGCAACAACATACAATGATCAAGAACTGGACCTACTTCTGCATCTTCTTTATCAATATACCAAGGTATAACTGGTGCTACATGATACTGTATATCGTAATTTAGTTTGATACCTTGTGCTTCGTAGTATGCACGTTCTAGAGGTGCAGGAACTTCATAGCCGTCTTTATCAAAATCTTTAAGGCTATATGTATCTATAAAATGTTGGGGTATAGGGTTGGTAAGTAAAAGTGACTCATTAAAACTGGCGTTTTGTTTAATAAGTTGCAATATTGCACTTCCTTTTATTTTTTTGCATCTAAGAGTCTGTATAGTTCATCTTTGATAGACTCGTATGGTTGTCCTTTATGCTTTACTTTACCTGCTTTAGCATCTTTTTTCTTATCTTTGTGTGCGCCCATTGCACCACTTTTACGTAAGTCAGTCATATACTGAGCATTTGGATCGCGTGGTTTTAGACTTGGAACTTTTTTACCTTCTACAAGTGTTTCTATAATACCTTCAAGGTATGCTACTCTTGCTTCTAGTGCTTCTAATTTACCTTTGCCTGCTGCTGGATCAGTGAGTGTAAATTTACGACCGTTAACAGCAATAATTTGATCTCTACTAATGGCAAATGTTGCACCATTTAGTTCTAACTGTATTACATTTTTACCGTTAGTATCAAGATTCTTTAACATTTTAACTGCTGGTGCAGTACGTCTTTGACCTTTTTTATTAACATACGTAATATCATCGCCTGCTTTTAGTGTGTAACCTTCGTCACTTGTAGGCATAGCACTTGGTTGTGCTTGTGCTGGTTGTTGTGCTGTTGGTTTTTTATCTTTGCCTTTAATTAAATCTTTAATTTGATCAACATCTGATTTTGGCTTCTTACCGTCAACTTGTGTATTAAGAGCATCTAGTTTGTTGTAGTTTTTAAAACCGTGCTTTAGTGCATCTAATGGTGTTGCTTCGTTAGTTTTTATACCAGCAAGGGCAGCAAAGTCACTTACACTATAATCTCTATCCATTTTCAACGAACCTTCTGTAACTTCAGCATTCTCACGTAAGTAATCTTTGGTTGGTTCAACTGTTCCGGATGCCACCGAACCACCTTGTGCTACTTGCTGTAATTTTGCTAAATCTTCTCTTGGATCTGTTGGATCCAATTCAAAAAGTTTTTGCTGAAGTCTATGAAAATCCATTAACTTAGTTTCCGCCTTTGTTTGGACTTATATTTTTTGCTTTAATATTTTTTGCTGAAATCTTCTTTGTAGTAACTGCTTGTTCAGTTGCTTTTTTCTCAGCTAGTTTAGCATGTAAAGTATCTTTATATTCTGATTCAGTCTTGCGAAGTTTCTTCTTGCTACGCTTGCCACTTGCCTTTGCAGCATGTACCGCCTTACGATGTGCATCAGATTTAAATTTTCCTTCTGCAACTTCTTCACCTAGCTCACCTGTTGCTTCTTCGTAGTCTAGATGGTGATATACACTACCGATATAATCTGCTGACTTAGTAATTTTTGATTGAACCCAACCTTCTAAGCCTTGTTCTTCAGATACACCTTTAAGCATATCATGTAGTTTGATTGCATATTTTGCGATTTTGTAAAGGTCTGAACGAGCCATTTGTACTTCGTGATCACGCTCTGCACGATCAGCTAGTTCGCCTAAACCTTCTTGTATTTCTGTTTTGTTCATTTATAATCTCCGGATCTTATATACTATTTATCTTTTGATAGGTTTGCCGCCCATGATATTATTTTTAACATCTAATGCATTTTTAGCAGTACCATCTGTATTTTTAACTTGTGGTGCTTTCGGCGCTCCGTATTTGCCCTTCTTTGTAGATTTAGCGTGTGCATACGTTGGATTAACAACTGCGGCTATATTACCTGATGATGTTGCTCCTGCTGTTGCATCTTCTTTAACGTCTTCTGCATTACAATTACAGTGAGGACAGTCTGGTGGACATTTGCAATCTTCTCTTTTTACGTCTGCTCCACAACATTTATCTGAACAATGTGTATCTCTTTTTTGTTCTAGTAATTCGCTTATTTTCATTTTTCTTTCCTATCTCACAAATTGCTGTATTAGAAACATACAACTTAACATAAGTCCTAACAAACTAACTTGTAGTATAGAAAGTCCTATAATAAGTTTTCCTTGTATATCTGCCCAATACTTTCCTTCTGTATTAATCCATTCCTTTTGTTCTTCTGGTGTGCAATCTCTAGGCTGCCAGATCATTCCAGGTTGTCTACCTGCTGTTTCATAAGGTGTGTAAAATTTCATTTCTGTTTGCTTCATTTTAAGTATTCTTTATAAGTTTTCCAATAGTTTTGGCGTTCATTTGTGCTTGCTCGTCGAGCTTCATGTTCTTTAAGTTTTTTAATATAGTGACTTATATCTGTGTTATCTCTTGGATAAAGTTCTACTATTTTTTCTTCCGTCCCGACTTCATATTTGCGCACCAATGATACATCCTCGCTTTCTCACCTGAGTATTTTTTTGCTTTCTTACGTAAACTAGTTACCGATCCTTTACAACTTGCACCAGCCTTTTTGACTCTACCAGGACGACTTTTGCCTTTTTTCTTTCCGTCAGCAAAGTTTTCGTCTAGCATATTTTCTAGTACTTCATCTACCATATGCACACGAGCATATTCTGCACCTGTTAAACGTAGTGCATCATATCTATGATGTCCGTTTACAATACGTCCTTTGCGATCAATTTGTATTGGCTCATAGTCATCATTTAATACTTTTACTAGTTGCTTGCCTAGTTTGTTCCATTGACGTTCGCTTTGTACACTTTTTAATTTGTCTAGTTTAATTTTACCTAGCGGACCTAATTTTTTAATTTGTGGAGGTGCCTTTCCACCTGTAGGTTTGTCATCAAAGTGTGCGTCTTTATAACCTTGTGCATCTTGTACATCATATCCTATGCGTTTTAGTTGTTTCATAAGATACTTCATTTCTTTTTCACCAGCATATGGCGCAACCATTATATCTGGTTCATCAACATTAGCACCAGCTGGCACTGATTTTAAATTAGCCATATTAGTACCTAATTTAACAAAATCATATGCTGTATCTGATTTTGTTAAAAAAGAATTTTTAGGATTAGATATTAAACTGCCTTCTTTAGTGGTTGCGTCAATTGCTTTAGGTCCATCTGGGTGTTTAGGATTTAGTACAACTGTTTCGCCATTCATCAATTCGCTTATATTAGCAGCTTTACCTAGTTTATCTAAAAGTTTATGTAGTTTATCATTACTATCGTAACCACCACTTTCATAACCTTTTTTACCTCTAACTTCTACTCTATTCTTGCCTTTTTCTTTTATATGTAGTATATCGTAATCTTTTGCACGTTCATATTTAATAGAAACACTTTCTGCTAATCCAAGATTAAATAGCACGTTAGTACTTTTACCTTTGATTTTTTTGCTTAGTGTAGGAGGCCTTCCATCTTTGTCAACTTTGTTTCCAAACTTTGCAGCCTGTTTTTTGATCTCACCGGGACCAACATCAGCAGTTTGATTTTGTTTAGTTATACGGCCAACGCCTGCTGCTTCTTTAATGTCGTCCCATCTCATTTTTTACGACTCCTAAGTCCGGGTGGATATTCTTGGCCCTTCCAGTAAGGTCTACTAAACCAAAGTTTAAACCAATCTTCGTCACCTGGACGTAGATTCTTTTCTCTTTCTATACGTTGCTTTTCAGTACCTGTAACAGATATATTTTCTTGATAAGGAGTATATCCTTTAAACTCGTTAACACCTGCTAGTTTTTTAATGTACTCAAGATCGTCCATTATTTTTTAGCCATTTTAGTTGCTGTTGCATACATTACTGCTTCTGCATCTTTGCCATAACGCTTTTTAAAATCGCTTTTGTTTTTCTTCATGCCTTTAACATATTTTTCTTTATCTTTTTCTTCACCTTTAGAAAGTTCACGTTCAATAATTGCTAGTGCTTGTTTTATATCTTCTTTTGTTACAATATAACGTTTGCCTTTAGCTTTAATTTCTCTACCTGCAATATACTTTAGTAGTGCTGATAATTTTTCTACATCTTCTTCTCTGTTGACGTAGTCTTGAATCATATCTTTAATGTAGTTAATTAAACTACCTTTGTCTAGTATTAAGTCACCTTCTTCAACAGGTTCTACATCTTTTACACCCATGCCTTTGCGTACAGCATCATACATAGTTTGTGCTAGTTTCTTATCTGGTACACCTTGTGCAAATGTTTCTAATTCACCCGCAGCAGCCGCTGCTCTCATTTTGCTTGCACTCATGCCACTTACATCATCGGCATCTGGATCACGCTCGCCTGCACTTAGTACATTAATACTATCAAACTTAAACGGAACATTACCACTTTTATCAGGTTGACCGTTGTATGTATCAAATAATTTTTGGAATCCTGCTACACGATCACTTCCTGCTATAAAAATAACATCAGTATATCCTAAACCTTGTAACATTTCTAATGCTTGTACAGGTGTGCGTACACTTTCATGACCAATGTTTATACCAGGAAAGAATTGTTTAGCAAACTTTAACTTCGTTGCAAAGTCTAGTGGATCTGTCTTAGGCTTTTGTGTTTGACTTAAGAATAGATAATGATCACCATCTTGCTTCTTGATAGCGTCTACTAATTTAGCATGACCTATTGTAGGCGGATTTAATCTGCCAAATGCTAATACTGCTTGTTTTTTAGGTGCTTCGTATAATTCTCTTAATAACATTATCTTAATTAGGCTGCCAACGTGTTCTAGGTACAAGTTTAGTTTTGCTACCTAGTGCAACATATCCTTCACCGCCTTTTTCTCCTCCTGTTGATGCTTTAACATCTGCATCAGCATTATCTAATTGATCTATAATACTATCTTTAGCAGTCATAACCTGCTTTATAAGATCAAACATTTCTGGTAATGCTTTTGGATTAGCATCATTCATTGCTGCTAATTTTGCCTGTTGTCCTTGACTTACTTTACTAGTTTTTAACCAATCAAAAAACCCTGTAGCAATCTTATCTAACTGCTGCGTACGAGTCATATGGTTCATATACGTATAAATTATTTGAGCTGGATTACTTAAACCTTGTGTACCTGCTAAAAATTGATCTATATCAGTTGCATACTTTTTAGCCTTTGCTCTTACAGCATCAACAACTTTAGTGTCTACATTTGGTTGATGTGTAACATATGTTTGTCCTAATACTACTGCATCTTTTGAATTTAGTTCTGAAACATTTTCTATAGGAGTTCCTGATTTACTACCCCACTCTTCATACTTTTGATGTACTACTAAACCTACCTTAGACCCTGCTATACGCTTTCCTAAATCACTTGAAGGGTCTACAGTATACTTTACTTTATTAGGTGTAAATTCTAAACCGTCGTTGCTTGATACAAATGATTTACGTGGACTGTATAGTAAGTCACCGTATACGTAACCTCTAAAGTTAGGTGGTGTTGAATTTTTCATTACATCAAAAATTTCAGCCATTTCTTGGCCAAACTCTTTACGCCAT